TTTAAAAAGCTAGATGCAAAAGGGCAGCAGGAATATACTAAGTATTTAAAGGACTTAGGATTTGAAACAGTATATAGTCCAACAGCAGGTACAGTATGGAGAAAAAAGCATAAAGTATAATGATAATATTAAAAAATATAGATTATAAAAAAAACAAAGGAGATTTTGATGTTTGTCTTTTTGACCCACCATTTAATGATTGGAAAAATATAAATTATATACCTAATGCAAAAACTTATGTTTGTTTCACAAACTTTCAGAACAGGCACTATGTTAATAAAATTTTTGGTGTTCCAAGATTTGAAATGATATGGCACTTTAAAGATGGTAGATGGGTGAGTCACAAAATGCCTAGACATACACACGAACATATTTTAATATATGGAGAATTAAAAAACGAAGCGTATACAGGAGAGTATAATGCAGATAGATCGCCAAAAAGAAAAGGAAAGGGTTGTATTGGGAAAGATAAAAATTTGGGAAATAGAATATATACACCAAGAAAAAGAAAAATGCTAAATAGTGTAATTGAAGTGCCACGAAATGTAAATAAAGTATTGGGGGTGTGGAGTAAACCTGAAAAATTAGTAATGCCAATACTAGAATGGATTGTATCTAAAGATGATAAAGTTTGGGACGGTTTTATGGGAAGTGGAACTTTTGGTGTTTGTGTAAAAAAACTAAAAGCCAATTATTTTGGTAGTGAGTTAGATTTAAAAACTTTTAAAATAGCAGAACAAAGAATAAATAATTACAAAGTATGATTGAAGTATTAAAACATTTATTTGGCATCTGTGGTGAGCCACATATCAACATATTTACAATACTAATGACAACACCAATAGTATCTTATTTAATTTATAAATTTTACAGATGAAAGAATATCAATTACAAAAAGCTGTATGCAAATACTTAGATTTACAAGGTTATCTTTATTGTGCTAGTATGAATGGACAGTATCAAAAGTATCACAGCCAAAGAAATAGAGCCAAAGCTACAGGAATGAAAAAGGGAGTACCAGATTTATTTATCTATGAACCTATTAAAAAGCTAGATTCAGATGAATACTTTCACGGACTAGCAATTGAGTTAAAGGTAGGATATAATAAACCTACAGAACATCAATGGTATTGGATAGAAATGTTAAGACAAAAAGATTATATTGCTGAAGTGTGTTATGATTTAGATTCTGCCATTAGTGTAATAGAAACATATATGGGCGGATTTATAAAATAAAAAAATATGAAATTACCAAGAACATTTGACCTAACTCCAAAAGGCAAAATAGTAAAAAGAAAACATATAGGAGAAAGCGGCTATGCTGATAATATACAATATACATTACAATTTAATGTTCTAGAAGATGGAGTTTATATTTCTTATTATGGTGAAGATGATACGTATATAGATGAAGATAGAATAGGTGAGATAATTAAAATAATACAATGAAAATAAAGCCGACATTTTTTAACACTAGAAAGGATAGATTGCATTGGAATCACGTAGATACTAACAACTATATGTTTACAATTTTATTCGATAGTGGTGCTGAATTGAATTTTATTTTAAGAGATTTGAAAAAAAACGAAAGTATATTAAATTATATTTATAAAAAACTACATAGCAGATTTGATAATATTATAGAGATACACACAAGCAAATTGTCTAATGTAGAATACAACTTAATGAAGAAATATAAAATACCTTCGGTAATTAAAATATGTTAGATAAATACCTTATAGAAAACTATGATAGGCTAAAAGATGTAGCATTGAACATAGCGGGTATTAAAGAGTATGAAGAACTATTACATTTTGTGATTGAAGAATTATATAAATGTGACCAGATACGATTAAGAGAAATAATAGAAAAAAAGCAGATGACATTTTATGCTGTTAGAGTTATGATTAATCAATACAATTCTAAGACTAGCAGATACTATTATAAGTATAAAAAGTATTATGAATACCACGCTACGCAAACTATAGAGTGTATAAGTGCTGATAAATCTAAAAGCACTAAAAAGAAAAAAGAGGAAGTAGAAGTAAAGTTAGAATGGATTGAAGAAAAGCTAAAGGATTTATATTGGTTTGATGCTGAGGTATTTAAATTGTATTATAGAGAAAATTTTAGCTTATCAGAAATGGCTAAGGCAACTAAGATAAATAAGAACACATTATATAAGGCAATTAGAAACGTAAAAAACTATTTAATAAATGAAAGATAATAATTCAAAAGGTTTAGGTGATTCAATAGAAAAAGCACTAAAAGCAACAGGAATAGATAAGGTAGCTAAAAAAGTACTAGGTGATGATTGCGGGTGTGAAGAAAGAAAAAAGACACTCAATGCTATGTTCCCATATTCTAAGGTTAGACAGTTTACAGATGATGAATTAAAGATATATGAGGAAGTATTACCTAGAACACAAAAGGGTACAATAAGCGGACAGGATCAAGCTACTATGGTAAAGCTATATAACAAAGTATTTAATGCTAATAAAAAAGCAAGTGGTTGCGGTAGCTGTGTACAACAGACACTAGCACAATTAGCAAAGGTATATGTAAACAGTTGTAAAAAATGAGTCAATTATTTAGATTTTGTTGTAGTTGTCACAGAGAAACACTAGTACAGGAGGGTAAATGCTATTTTTGTAATAGCAGTTTTATAGTCTATGGTGTTAATGACAGACAAATTAGTCCTGATTATGCAGAAACATACTAAAGTATATCTTGACTTTTTTGGGTATGATGAAAGCGACACAATTTATTGCGAGATGTGCAATTCTGTTGCTCAGGATATTCATCATCTAGAGAAAAGAAATAAAACTAGAAATGACTTTATAGAAAACCTTATTGGTGTTTGTAGAGATTGCCATATTAAAGCGGAAAGTGATAGTTGTTTTAATATGTATTGTAGAATACATCACTTAGAAAATGTATGTACACAAATTTACGCACTAATAGATATAAATAAAAAATTAAATGGAATTAGAAAAAATAAACATTGACCTACTACAACCTGCAACGTATAATCCTAGACAGATTAGTACAAAGGATTTTAAATCTTTAAAAGAAAGTATTACTAAGTTTGGATTGGTCGATCCCATTATAGTCAATAAATGTTATACCATAATTGGAGGACATCAACGCTACAAAATATGCAAGGAGTTAGAATATAAAGAAATAGGATGTATAATAGTAGACCTAGACAAAGAACAAGAAAGAGAATTAAATATACGTCTTAACAAAAACACAGGGGAGTTTGACATGGATATACTGGCTAATGAATTTGATATTGATGAGCTTGTTGATTGGGGTTTTAAGCATATTGACTTAGATGTTAATATAGACAAGCTAGTAGAACAAGATAATAGTGCAACAATAACTATTAAAGAAGATGATGAAGTTAAGGCACAAGAATTGTACAATGACCTAAAGAAACAAGGTTATAATGTAAAGATAAAATAATACAAATGGCACAGAATAAAAAAGAG